GCTGGAGATCACGCTCGGTCAGTTAACGGTTGAGTTCGAAACTGATGGGTGGTTTGCTCTGACGGGTGCCGGTTGCGAAGCGCGGCTGGATGATAATGCCGTCTGGACCGGCTGGCGATTGCCGATGAAAGCAGGCCAGCGTTTAACGCTTAAACGCCCGCAGCACGGGATGCGCAGTTATCTGGTGGTCGCGGGTGGTATTGATGTTCCGCCGGTAATGGGGTCATGCATGTAACCAGGTGAATCATTTGATACCGACAAGGGTTTTAGTGAAAGGAGGTGAAATCACCTGTAAGATGCTGAAATAAAACAGGTGATGTATACTTCGGACGGAAAACTCTTTTTGATACCGACTGCTCAACAAATAGTCAAAAGATCAAAAAACGGCGACACATTTGATACTGCTAATTTACCCTTAAAATCTTCTTCAAAACATCTTCAAACTGCCAAAATGCTCACATAATCGATCTAACTATAATCAGTATGATAATCATCATGAATTACTATTCAATAGCGTGATTATCTTGGGATGAGTCATATGATCTCTATATGTATTTACAGCACCACCTCATGATAGCGATGGCGCTTAACCAACAACATTTTTCTTTACTGTCACTGCCCCTGATTCCTGGGTGGCGTTATTGCTCGAGTTGTACTTCTCAATAACGCGCAAAATCTCTTTGTCTGTTTCTTCACTTCCCGCCATTCCTATCTTTATTGCATTTTTTAGTACGGGACGTAATGGCAAGGCATCAATGATGCTTTCTACCGCATCCTGGCTGATTGTAGATGTATTCATTGCTGCCAGCCTGACAAGGTTGTTAGTACCTTCTCGCCTGATGAATGTAAGGATTAATTGCTTCTCTTGGGGGCTTAGAGAGCTAAGCGCCTGATCAATACCCGAACCTGAATCGCAATTTTTTCCGATTTTTCCGCATTCATCTTCGTTCTTGCCTGTGGCCAACCAGTCGAGTGAACAATTACAGGCTTTAGCTATTAAGGCCAGTTTATCCAAAGGAGGGAAGTTTTTCCCCTTCCTGTAATTTCTTACTGTGGCTTCAGATAGTCCACAAAGGGTCGCCAGTTCGACGTTTGTCATGTTTCCCATAGCCATAGCTAAGCGTTCTGAAAATCGGTTTATTCCTTCCATATCAATAAACCGTTCCGCACTGGATACGGTTTTTTCTGCCTTATCCATATAACCCCCTATAAAACAAAGAAATTATCGACATCGCATTTAATTTCGATATGCTCGCAAAAAACCGTTGATATCGAATTATTTTGCGATTATGATTTACCTAAATCGATAACCGGTTTTGATTATCGGTTCAGGTAAACATGAGAGGATCACACAATGAGGGTATCCAGACAAGCATCGAATAATTTGTTTGTTCGAGAGGGGTGTGACTGGTCTGCTAAAGCGGTATATGCAGCCCTTGAAAACAAAGGCACAGACCTCCCTGAACTGGAAAGGGAGTTAGGATTAAAAAGCGGATCAATGCGCAATGTGTTTTACCGCCAGTGCCGTAAATACGAAGCCGCCATCGCCGAAAAAATAGGGGTTGAACCTGCTGTAATCTGGCCCAGCAGATACCAGGTGGACGCCAGAGAAGTGGCTTGATGGGGGATGTATGTGGGTAACAGCAAAAGAATGTGTTGGTCTTCCTGATTTACCAATGATGGAACATAACATTCGCCATCGACTCACAAAAGCAGCTGCGGGAAATGCAGCCATGTTACGCAAACGTAAGGGGACAAAAGCAATCGAATTTAATATCGATTGTTTGCCTTCTGGCGCGCAACAAGTATTGCGTGAACGTTATGCCCTTCAACTGATGACGCAAAAAGCTGATGAATCACCGGCTCCGGTGGTGACAAAGGCCAGACGCTCATCTGCCGTGGTTGATGCGGTGGAGGCATATCGCGGATCACCACAACTGATGCTCGAACGCCTCAATGCCCTGACTGAAAACCAGCGCCAGGTGGCTGATGCACGAATCGCGATCGTCAGCGAAGTTCTGAAAGTCGCGCAACAACCTGGTTTCAGCTGTGCGAAGGCTATCCGGTTTATCGTTGACAACCTGGCACGTTCGCAACTGGACGAGCGCATTGTGGCAATGGTTGAGACGGCGAACGCCAAAAAGGGAAACAGCCGTGCGTTGAGTGAAATCACGCTGAAACGCTGGATTGCGGCCTTTAACAAGGCACAGAACGCCGCTGAACGCCTGCTTTTACTGGCACCGGGTAAACGCCAGGAAATAAAAGCCGAAGATATTAACTGGCTGCCCGAATTTCTGGCGCAGTATCGCCAGTCAAACGGCCGACCAATGACCGAGGCTTACGAGGATTTTGTTGCTGAATGGCAGCACCGGCACGCTGATGAGCCTTATATGCTCGATATCATGCCCTCTTATGACACCATTCGCCGCGCAATGAAGAAACTGCCGGAAGTGGTGAAACAAAAAGGCCGGGTAACTGGCAGTGAATACCGTCAGCTTGAGGGATTCACGCGCCGCGACTGGTCCAGAATGCCGGTGAATTATGTCTGGATTGGTGACGGTCACGGCATGAAGCTGAAATGCGCGCACCCGGTTCACGGGCGGCCATTCGCACCGGAAGTGACCTTTGTTATCGACGGTGGCACGCGCTTTGTGGTGGGCTGGAGCCTTGACCTGGCTGAAAATGTTTTCGCCGTAGCCGGTGCCATACAGCACGGTATTCGCCATCATGGCAAACCGTTTCTGTATTACTCGGATAATGGCTCCGGGGAAACCGCCGACGTCCTGGATAAGGAGATTGTGGGGATACTGCCACGACTGGGGATTAATCACCCGACAGGGATTGCCGGTAATCCGCAGGGACGGGGCATTATCGAACGGCTTAACCGCACATTACCGATGCGCATAGCCCGTAAATACCGCACCTATTTCGGGAAAGGAGCAGATCGCGAGACGTTACGTAAAACCAACCGCGATTTACGCTCGGCATTCAGTGCCCTGCAACAGGGCAAACGGCTGAACGCCCGGCAGCAGTCAGCGATGCGTGATTTACCGTCCTGGTCTGAACTGATTGATGCCATTCGTGACGGTGTTGAGTGGTACAACAACCGGCCGCACGATGAATTACCCATGAAGCCGAACGGTAAACATTACAGCCCGGCGGAGTTCAGAAAAAAACGCCTGGCGGAAGAGGACACGGAAATTGAATGGCTGTCCGATGTTGAACTGCGGGATATGTTCCGGCCGATGGTGGAGCGCCCTGTAAGACGCTGTGAAATACGCTGGCTGAATAATATTTACTACGCGCCCGAGCTGCGTGACGAGCATGGCCGTAAGGTACTTATCAGCTATGACATTCATGATGCCGAACGAATTACCGTGCGCCGCCCGGATGGCAGCGTGATTTGCGAGGCGGTATGGGACGGCAATAAACGCGAAGCCTTCCCTGTCAGCGCGGAATACTACAAACAGCAGCAGCGCCTTAAAGGCATGCGTAAACGCGCAGAGGAAAAAATCCGTGATGCCGAGGATGAGGTTGTCAACGTGCTGGAGCACAAGCCGCAGGAGCCCTGGCTGGAAAACATATACCGCCCTGTGGGTAATACGGTGACCGTTCAGCAACCGGTCGCTGACGATGAACCTGATGAAGAATACGAGCGTAATTTCCAGCGGGGATTGCAACTGCTCGAAGCGAAATTAAAAGAAAGTGATCCGCTGGCCTGAAATAAAAAAATAACCCGAGGGGTGACTCAGGTTATTTGAGGTTTCAGTCTCGGAGAATGCTGTCTCAAGCGAGGTGAATAATATGACCGATATTAACGATGTAATCAAGACCATTGATGAACTTATTGATGGCGGCGTACTGACGCAGTATGCCATCGCCAGAGAGGCGGGAATTTCCGACGGCACATTATCGGCTTTCCGTAAGGGAAAATATAAAGGCGATAACGCTGCTGTGGCTGCTTCCCTGCGCTCCTGGTATGAGAACTGGAATAAACAAAGCGCACTGCCGGAACCGCCGCAGTTTGTGGAAACTCAGACAGTCCAGGAGCTGCGCGCACTGTTTCAGGCGGTTCGCCTGATGGGCTGTATTAACGTTATTGTGGGCGTACCGGGTGTGGGTAAAACGGCCACTGCCCGTAATTACTGCCAGGAGCAACCAAACACCTGGATGATCACCCTGTCACCCGCGCACTCCAGCGTCACGGAGTGTCTGCTGGAGCTGGCCGATGCGCTGGGGATTGATTACACCCGCGCGAACAAAGGGGCATTATCCCGCGCCATCCGCCGTCGCCTGACGGGAACGCGTGGACTGGTGATTGTGGATGAGGCGGATCATCTTGGTATTGACGGTCTGGAGCAACTCCGGGCAATTCAGGACGCCACGGGGATCGGGATGGTGCTTATTGGTAACCCGCGCGGATTGTTTAAAGGTGGACGCCGCGCCTTTGATGATTTATCGCGCCTGTTCAGCCGTCTTGCCCGTACAAAACAACTTCGCAAGGCCAAAAAGGCGGATGTGCTGGCCATTGCCAGGGCATGGGGTATCAGTGGTGAGGCCGAGCTGGCCGTCATGCAGGCTATCGCTGAAAAGCCGGGAGCATTACGTGTTCTGACACATACGCTTAACCAGGCGTGGCTCACCGCCAGCGGTGAAGGCGCGGCGCTGACAGAAAAACATATTAATGCGGCCTTTAAAGAGGTTTATACCAACCCTGAATTACTCTCACAGGTGTGATTATGGCGGTATTTAATATTCCTGATATTTACGGACGCTTTTACCTGGTTAATTTCGATAACGTGAAGGTGATTTCACTGGCCGAAAATAAAGCATGTGGCGATTTACTTTTTGAATTTAATGACCGCACACGAATGGTGATATCTGCCGGACTTGATCGCGAAGGTGCGACAGAAGTTTACAGCGGAATATGCCGTTCTGTTGGTGCGAAACAAGTCAGCTAAATGAGGTGTTATATGAATATGCAATCCTGCGGTAACAAAATGAATTTATTCGACTCCCTGAACAGCGCGCGCCGTCTGACCGAACTTGCCGGTGCGGTACTGGAACGCAGTAAGCGCTATCCGCAACGTTTTGCACTGAAAACCACGCCGCCGGTAGGCAACGTGCAGGGAACCGGTGAAATTGAAATCACCATACAGACCAACGGCCTGCGCCGCCGTGTGAAGGCCACCCGCATCAGCGGCTGCACGGTTTACTGGGAGGTGTGAGGTGAAAAAAAATCTCATTGCATGGGCGTGGTCGAGTGGTCTTATTGAGTTTGGTTACGTCCTGCCGGAAGGTGCATTGCCGATAGTTGCCGGAAAGCCCGCCACGGTACGGCATGTGATTGATGTTGTGGCGCGTCATGGACGCGATGAACAGGAACAGCTACTGGTTCCTGGAATACCGGAAGCGGTGACGGAAGAAGAAGCCTTTAATGCCATGGTTCAGTTCTGCCGTGAGGTCAGACGCCGGGTCAGTTATCCAAACAGAACGAGGGCCAGAGGATGAGTAAAGTCGTGCGCATTATTTTCGAATACAAGGAGGACGTTATCCGTAAAAACGCTGATGGAACAGTGCACATGGGGGTAAGTCTGGATATACGTTCAACCGGAATAAAGCAGAAAAATGATAGCCCCGCCATGATTTTTGGGGTGGTTATGCTGGCAGAAAGCAGAAACTTCGCAGAGCTTGTGGCAATGAAAGCCAGTGCATTCATGAAAGACAGGGGCATGGCTTCCGGGGTTATTAACGGTAATGAATTTAATCAGCAGGGGTAATTCCATGAGCAAAGTACGCGTTATTTTTGAATTTGAGCATGTTTCGCATGACGAAAAACCGGCAGGCAATGACAGTGTTGAAGTGCATGAAAAGATTGGTGTGGATGTAAAAACAGAACGTGATACGGATAACAGGCCGACGTCACTCTGTGACGTTTATGCAAGTATTCTCCAGTATCACAGTCCTGAAATTATTCAGTTTCTCTCAGCGGAATTTCAGGCATCTGTACAGGCTTTTGGGGCGGATGCCATCATTAAACGCCACCGCGTGCATAAAGCATCAGGCACACTGCAATAAGGAAAAACAAAATGGCTAAACGCGTTACAAAATTAAAGGCCGCAGCCGAGGCAGCACCGCAGACCCGTGAAGAGGTCAGCCGCGATATCCGACGCTTTGGGGATATGCAGCGTGAGGCACTACGCCTGGAAACGGCGATGAATGACGAAGTGGCAGAAATCACCGCCCGTTATACGCCGCAGATTGAAAACCTTAAAAAAGAAATCAAAGTGCTTTTTAAGGGGATTCATGACTGGTGTAAAACCAACCGCAATGAGCTGACGAACGGCGGCGAAACCAAAACAGCCAATCTGACCACCGGAACGGTGTCATGGCGGCTGGGAACGCCATCATGCAGCGTCAGCCGTGATGTGGAAGGCGTGATTGAAATGCTGCGCCGTATGGGCCTTGAGCGCTTCATCCGCACGAAAGAGGAAGTGAATAAGCAAGCTGTCCTGGCGGAGCCAGATGCGGTGAAGGGCATTGCCGGTATAAAGGTGAATAAAGGCGCTGAAAGTTTTTATGTCGAGCCTTTTGAACAGGACGCCGGACTGAATAAATAACACCGCATTAAATCTTTAAATATCACATCGTGTTAATTATGGCGCTCGCGTCAGGGGACTGCCTGCGCCTGTAAACTGAAAATAAGGAACAGGAAATATGGCATATTTTTATTTCAAATTAGACATAGTGTACACAAATAAATATTTAACCGAATATCAGCGGGATGTTTTACCGCTACGCAACAGTATTCTTCGGGCATTACTGAAAAATACAGGCGCTGCCGGATTGCGCTTAAAGCCGTTCGCCATGGACGTAATCAGTGAGTTTTATTTTTCTGGTTCTCTGCCTGCGGGCTGGCGTAAGCGCGATGATGTGGCTTTTATCGGGGACGGACCGTGCTTTATTGCCAGACCTGATGAGTCATGCCCTGAAGGTCCGGCGATTGCCGCAATGATTGAAACCGCTGAACGTGAGTTAAGAAAGCGTCCTGATTTCCTTGTCTGGCTCTGTGAAAAGCTGGGGGTAATGAGAATCCCCTCCATGTTTAACACGGACTCCTGGTGGACCCCGTCGCTCTCCCGTGATGCCCTGTGCGTGGTGTTTAAAGTAGGCGCTTATGGCAGGGAAATAAAAGGGGGTATTCCTGAAGAATGCCAGGAAATTAAACATTCTGAATATGTGGCGCTGACGGAGGAATAATTCATGATTGATGCAAAAGTGCTTGAAGGGGTTAAAAGCTGGCTGCGTTTTTCTGGCCGTCTGACCAGTCGTTCTCTGGCAGAAAAAATGAATATGCCGCTATCCTCCATGGTTTATTTTCTGCGTGATGCGGTCGATGCCGGGGTGCTGACGGACCGTAACGGTTTTTATGATATTCCGCGTCCCCGCCCGGTGCAGGCGGTTCGTCGCAAATGCAGCCAGGAAGGTGCGGCTGATGATGTTCAGTGGTGCAGCTTCAGAAAATCCCTGCCGTGGATTGAGGGGCATGATATTCCGTCGATGGCGTGGGAATTTGCTCAGGGAGTACTGACCTGCGAAACCGTTTATGTGGTGGCTGAAGTTGATGAGCAGGCCATGAAAGAAGGCGTGCCCCAGTTTGTGATGGCGTATATCGACATTCGCCTGGGCGTCATTATCTGCGGCTTAAGCGGCTGGAACATCACCGGGCGCGTTCTGCGTTACCTGATTATTGACCGGACAGCGGCATCGGCAGGGATATCTGCGGAGGTGGCGTAATGTTCTTTAAAACATCAAACCCTTCCGCGCTGGCTGCGTGGCAAAAATACCAGCAGGACTGCCAGAAAGTTAAGGATGAGGCAAAACGCCTTGAGGCCGTGCTGAATGTTGCGTGCCGGTCGGTATTTGTATCCGGTATCAGTGGATTTTGCTTTAAGGGACTGCGTTTTACGGAGGACAAATATCCTTTTCATCGCGACTTATGGCGAAAACCGACTGCGTCGAATGGCTGGAGCTGCACACCGCGCACATCACGTATCCCTAAAACCCTGCGTGTTGCCTCTGATGAACTGAACAGTCTGTGGCGTGAATATTCGCCCGTCACGTATGCCAGAACCGATGCGCTGTTGTTCTGGCTGGGTATTGATTTCTCGGCAATCCTGTTTGGCCCTGTGAAGTGGTTCTGCGTTGACGATGTGATTTACCTTCAGTGCGGCGTAAAACCCGCAAAACAGAAAATGACCGAAATACTGTCTGATGAGTTTTATGCTGCTGAAAAGCGAGTCAGGGGGTGATGCATGATGAAATTACAACCCATGGGACTAAAAGGTCGCGCCCCCGCTCATGTCCGTCCGTGGACACCTGAAGAAGATGCGCTGCTGATTGCGCTTTATTCATCCACCCCGGTTAAGGATATTGCTGCCAGAATAAAAAGAACTGTCTGGGCTGTATATAACCGGACTGGTGTATTGCGCAGTTCATACCCGGAGTTACTGAAATATAAACACCCAAGATTTACACCTGATGAAGATAAGTTTATTCGAAAAAATGCCAGAACAATGACCTGCCAGCAAATGGGAGAATATCTCGGACGTAATAAAGATTCTGTCAGATGTCGGGCAGGAATGATTGGTGCTGGATTAACAAAGTGCGGAGAGTTACGCCCCGGCACGCGCATATCTGATGATGATGTACGTCTTATACGTGCGCTGCGTGATTCCGATTACCCACGCCGTCTGTCATTCCGGGAAATTGGCGAAAAGTTTGGAATATCTGAACATTCTGCTCACGCAGTTTATTACCGTCGCCGGACTGCCGAGGACGCTGTATTACGGGAGTTAACGCCATGATAACGACCTTATTTGTTGAATCAGATGAACCTCTTGTGTGTGCCGCCGGAATGCCGCTCTGTGGCGGAACGCTGACCGGCGTTTATTTCGGGGATTTGCGCGGTTATCCCTGGCATTCACTGGATGACGCATTTCCGCCTGATATGGAGGCTGTCGTGCTGATTGTTCAGTATGGTGACCAACAGGAACTGCGCATCGGCCATATGGGGTATGAAGGCTTTTTTATTGATGAAGAAACCGGAGCCTGCCTTGAAGATGAGGACGGACAGGTGACGCACTGGTGCCATCTTTCGGCCTTGCCGGAATTACAGGGGATACATAATGGATGAGCAAATTGTTGAATGTCCCACCTGTGGAAATGAGGACCCGGAGTATCTGAAAGAGTGCCCACATTGTGGTGAGATAAAATGTAACCACTGCGATATGGGCGACGACACTGCATGTATAAATTGTGAGGATGAATAATATGGAAAAAGAAATCAAATTTGCGCCTAAATCTATCGACGAAGAACTGGCTAAAATCGGCATGCTTGAACGTATGCGGGACATTATCGAATATGCGATAAAAGAAAATCTTGCAGCCAGAGAAGCCCTTTTGATAATGGAGCGGGAGATTAACCTGATTAAGGATGCTGTATCTCTGGATAATAAAATAGCCCGCGAGGAATACGTTCGCCGCAGGCTCGGTGTTGATGGTTCAGCAATTCTTACATCTGAACATTATGCAAAAATTTTTAATCTTTTTCAGCGGTAATCCCCATACAGGCCCGGAGATTGTCGAAATGCCAGTCGGTATTAATATATGAGCCATCCTGGATATCTTCTGTATTTTCCGGGGTAGAGTTTTTTTGAGCGAGATTGATAATATGTATTGCCTCCTCACGGGAAATCAGCCCCTTATCGAACAGGGTTACCATAAGATTTCCAGCCATTGTGAATGCGGCAACATCAAGTGCATTTTTTATATCTGACATAGATTTTTCCTTTTATGTTAATTGACATGGCGGTGCGGTAACACCGCCCA